CGAGATGCTCGCTTACTCCCACGATGGGAGAATGCAAAGGAAGATGTCTCCACCTCAAAGAAAAGCCTATTCTACAATACCGAAAATTTTGAGGAAGTTAAAAATGCGACATTCTGATGTTTATCTTTTCAAAGACTTATTGAAAAACCCTGATTTTAGAGAACATTGTAGAAAGACACTATCTTCCTCCGAAACTAGAACACTAGGACTGGGAGAGAAAAAGAGAAGAACAAAGACAACACCAGTCATACCCACAGTCGGATTATCGAGGTGGTTGGACTGAGCGATTATCATTGCAAGTGTGATAAGAGCAAATGGAATATTTACGACTTCCACTATGGAAGATGTATGACTTGCAACAAATGGATATCAGTAAATGATATTCTAGATGTATGGAATAAAAATGGAGAAGATGAAAATGTTATGGACAGAGAAATACAGACCAAAGAGAATTGCTGATGTAGTAGGACAGTATAACTTTACAATAGATGCAGAGAGTTGGGTTGAGCAAAACAACATGCCCAATGTTCTATTGTATGGAGTAGCAGGTGTTGGTAAGACGGCTGCTGGTATTGCCCTCGCTAATGATATATTGAAAGAAGATAAAGACAACAACTTCTTTGAAATCAATGCATCAGATGACAGGAGACTAGAGACAGTCAGAAACCAAATCAAGGAGATTGCTTCAACGAAGAAGATTGGCAATGCTCCGTTCAAGATTATACTTCTTGATGAGATGGATGGTATGACTAAGGATGCTCAAAACGCATTGAAGAGAATCATGGAGAGATATGCTGAGAATGTCAGGTTCATTATTACATGTAATGAGAGACACAGGATAATTCATCCGTTGCAGTCTAGGTGTGCTAACTATGCATTCCATAGATTGAAACCTCAGTCAATGCATATCCTTCTAACGAGGATATTAGAAAGTGAGGAAATTACACATGTAACCAGTGAAGAGTTAGAAACTTTCATAGACTCCTTACATGGAGACATGAGAAGAGGGCTTACTGAACTTCAGGCTGCTATCTACGGTAAGTCCTCATTACTAAATCAGATTGACAAGAACTTAGAGCCATATACCGAAATAATGCAAATGATTGATGATAATAAATATGAAAATAGTTTAGGTAAGGTGCATGAGTTGTTGTATAATTCAGTAGATATGAAGACTATATGTGTTAATTTGCATGATGTAATCATTAAAACTGATATGCAATCCGGCAAGAAGTTCAAAATGCTTAGGGTCATCGGAGAGGCTGAGTGGAGAAGTGGTAACATGACTCCGAAGTTGCTTGCATCATGGATGATAGGTCAGTTGATGGGATGATTGAGTTATTAATGGGGATTCTAATTTTGAGGCAACTGATTAAGTGGTTAGATTCACCAAGAAGGAGATTTTGAAATGAGGTATAAATATGAAAATGGATTTGAACAAAGACGGTGTAGTGGATATTGAAGATATCAAACATCTACTGCTCCGGTATGAGATAATAGCGTTAGGCGGTGCATTGCTGATTGTACTGCCTATACTGAACACGCTAGGTTACATCAGCGTAGATTCCAATTTCTTTTGGATATTGTGTGGCGTAGTCATGCTGACAGAAGGACTAGTGGAAATAAGACATGAAAGAAAAAGAATGAAAACAAAGGAGGAAAATGAAAATGAATGATGAAATAAGAAATGAAATTGAAAAAGCAGCAGAACTGCTAGGGATGTCCCTAGACGATGCGACAGCGAGGTTTGAGGAAATCTGTTCCAAGAACAACGTTGACGCTGAGAAAGAGCCTTTACTGGCTCGTAGTCTTTGGCGACAGTTCTTTAGTAATTCTCGTAATGTAATGAAGAGACAACAGACGCAACCAAGTGGACAAGACTCTAACAGTCTATACAAGAAAGCCTTCGGGTTCTTCGTAGCACTGAATGATGCTATCGATATGTCAGCAAGAAGTCGTGAAAGACTAACTAACGAGTATATGCGTGACAGCGATATGACTTACTCTCTTGGAAGAGTTGCTATCTTCACTGAAGATGGTGATGGATATGAAGCAAGAATGATGCGAGATGGTGAAGAGATTGTCAAGCACATGAAGAAGTTGCCTGAGAATAATGTAGAAGTTGACAGTGGTAGATTCATTGTGCCACTTGACACTCGACAGGGTGACTGGAACAAGAACTATGGTAAGCCACAACCTGCATCTGAGTATCAGAGAAAGGGTGTGTTTGTAGGAGAAGTTGATGGTAAGATGGGTAAGTATTTCTTCTCATACAAGAAAGAACACTGTGTTAAGTTTGAGCCTAAGACCTTTGAGTTTATTCACTTTGATGTGATACCAAACTCAAACAGAGAAGACTTGATTCATGGTGGAGCAAACCAAACTGTCGAGTCATTGGTCTACAATGTTGACTTAGCAGATGATTCTGAAATGAAGAGAGATGTATCTCAGATAGTAATGTCTGATGCTATGATGGAATACTGTGGTGGTAATTACAGTCCATTGATTGCGTTGGACAAGTACCATCAAACTGCAAACAACAAAGCCAATTGGGATGACAGGTTTGTGTTTACTGATGGAACTGTCAACAGCATCAACGTGACACCCACAGCAAACGGTAACAGGATATTGAATCTCGATGACCTGAACACTGACTTCGACTTCGACAACGATGGTTGGAGTGGCACTACTTGTTGGATTCCTGAGAACATACCAATTGACTTTGGCATAGGTTCACAGGTTCTTGTAGTTGGTAGAACATCTCAGGGTGTTGACCAAGAAGGCAACATTCGACCTGTAAGCATCAACGTTGCTGGTCTTCATGTGATTAGCAGTAGAGGCGGAAGTGCTGAAGAAGTAGAGTTCATTGATGAATCTGAAGACTGGTTCTTTGAGTAAGGTAGGTGACGTAAATGGAATACAGTATGAGTGCTGATTCCAATGGAGGTCTCGTCATTCATGGGAGGAGTTTCGCTTTTCTTATGGATGACGTAGACTTCCTAACTTGGAAGTACAATCCCGATACAGGAGACTATTGGACTAAGTTCCACTTTATCTCCAAGGACGTAAGAGTGAAACTATCTCTTACGGAACTTAACGAACTATTGGAACAATGGAAGGGTATTACATTTGACCCTAATGAATATAAAAATGGTGATAGATATGAGTTGGACAACAACAGATAAAACAAAAGCAGTAACAACGAACGAGTCTGCAAAGGGGCAGTATGCTCTCCGAAAGGAGGCAATGCTTCAGCAGATTAAGGAATCACAGGAGAACAACAAGTCTTACCTGTGTCTTGGTATTTGGGGAGAACCTAAATCCGCTAAGTCAGCAACAGCAATGGATTTGCTAACTGATGAAGACATAAAGAATGGACTACATGTTCTAGTGTTTGATTTCGACAACAGAGCAATAGATGTGAAGCGTAATCATTACGACAACAACGAGAATCTAATTGTCTACAATCCAATCGTAAGAAAGGATGGTAGCCTAGTGGACTTCGATGAAACGATGAATAATGCTAGAGCATTCTATGAGATGGCAAAAGAGTATCTTGCAGATGGCAAGTTGAAAGCAGTCATTGTGGATGGGGCAGATAAACTCCTGACAGATGTATGCGAGACCAAGATGCGTGAGAAGCATGGTATGGATGCTGATACAGTAATCAAGCAACCACCGTATGTTTGGGGTGATAGGAATACTCCTTACAAGAACTTCTTGCACAAGCAGATACTAGAGATGGCTTGCCATCGAATAGTGATTGCTCACTCTAAAGACAAGTATGCAGGTAATCCTAATCCTGTTGGTGTTGAGGCTAATTGGCATTCGACAACAGAGGATATCTTTACTGCAACAGTCAGAATGTCAAGAGACATCAGGAAGAATGGTGCAACCTTCACCGCTATGGTAGAAGCGAGTGCTAGGAAGCCTGAGATGATTGGCAAGAGGTTGAAGGTCTTAACCATCGAAGATGGTAAAGTAGACTGGTCAGGTTTCCCTGAGATAAAGGCAGGAGAACTCTGAACGTAATGTAGATGTGGGTAGGGGGGAAACCCCCTATCCCTTCTGCTATTTAGGAGGAATAAAAATGAGAATAGAAATAAACAATAAAACGCTAACAAACGCAATAGAAGATGTATGGATGAAAGGAAAGTATCACAACGGAGATTCAGCAAAGAACAGTCAATTGACAGGCTACGCTATGCTTGAACTAGTTGAGGACAATATATTGAATCTATACAATGCCGACAATCAAACTATCTGTCGAGTCTCTGTTCCAATCATTAGTCAGACAAGTGAAGATGGTAACAATATGATTGTCGTAGAGATAGATAAGATGTTGAAGTATCTAAAGACATTTACAGGAGACAGGATTCAACTAGTTGCTAATGACTTTATCTTATTACAAGACGAAGGTGGAGGAAAGAGAGCAAGTCTCCCATTGGTTGTCAATCATCCTAATGCGGCAATGATTGCTAGGATTCAAGGCTACAACATTACCCCTGAGAATCCTGTCTTTAGTAGTGTGGTCTTTGAGTCTATCATTACCACAGGCTCTACAATAATAGCAGATGCAGTCAAGACTTGTGATGTTATCAACAACGCAAAGTATCTGTTAGACACAGACAATCAACACTTCACCATTTCAAGCAGAAAGTCTGACATTGATAATGTAGATGTTGTAGTTTCTACGTTATCTATGAATGGTGAATCCGCAACAGTAGAAGTAACTGGTCAGTTCCACAAGTTCTTTCGTGGTTCTGTTCCTGTGACTATCTACTTGAAAGACGAGTCTCCTGTTATTTGGACAGGTGAAGACAGAATACTAATCAAAGCCCCATACATTACACGGTGATTATATGGATAAGAAAACTAAATCAATTTGGGTGACAGAATACTCACCCCTTTCGATTTTAGATGTACTTACGAAAAGAGGGATATTATGATAATAGCAAACACGAAAGAAGGTATCTTCCTAAGATGGAGAGATGAAGAGAGGAAGGTTGTAGAGAAGGAGATTCCCTACGCCGACTTCTCTCCATATTTCTTTGTGGAGGCTTCTAACATCATTAATACCGACACTGAGACAAAGGTGTTCTTGAAGGAAGGCTATCAACAGAATGAGAAGTTTCCTGCAACTATAACTTATGAGAGAGGTGATTGGGTTAATCTCCAAGGTGATTCACTTGTGAAAGTAACATGGACACCGTATAAAACAATGAAGTCAGATGCTAGGAATGTAACGAGTAAAGTTAGAGCCTACTACCATGATAGAGATATTCAGACTTACGAAGCAGATGTTCAACACCATTACAGATATGCTGTTGATGAGTTAGATGAACTTCCTGAGTATAATCTACGCAAGTGGTATTGGGATATGGAATGGATGCAAGGCGGTGAACATGACGGAGCGATTACTGCTATTGTTGTGTATGATAACTACGATGATGAATATTACACGTTGACTTGGCAACCAAGGAGAGATGGTTATGATGATGATGGTCATGAAAACGAAAGAACAGTGCTTGAAAGATTCCTGATGATGCTGACAGAGAAAGACCCTGACATGCTCATCTCTTGGTTCGGTTGGAAGTTCGACTTACCTAAGTTGATTGAGAGACTACATGCAAACAGCATTGACCCAAGAATGTTATCCCCTGTCCACGAAGTAACGGGTGTTGAATGGAACATCAAGAAGAGAATGAGAGTATTGAAGACAAAGCAGATAGAGAACTATTCTCCAATAGCACAACCAATCAAAGGCAGGATATGTGTCCCGCTTGATTTGGCTTTTGAGAGACAATGGAATGATGCACAACGAGGTACTCTACCATCTCTATCTCTTGACTATGTTTCAGAGTATGTCTTAGGTGAGAAGAAACTAGTGAGTGAGAAGTTCCCCGATAAGAACGAGTTCTTCAGGAGAGGTTGGCAAGAAGATACCAAAACCTATCTAGAGTACGCTGTTAAGGACGTTGAGTTAATCAAGAGGATAGACGAGGAGAACTTCACAACTGAAGCAATACTCTCGTTACAACGTTTACTGATTGCTCCATTCGATGCATGTTTCTATGCCTCTAACATGGGTGGAATATACTTCATGAGAAATGCCTCATGGAAAGCACCTACGGGCAAGAAAGGAGACAGGGTAGAGTATGATGGGGCAATGGTCTATGACCCTCTCAGTGAAGGCACAAATGGTCTTCATTTGGGTGTTGCTGCATTTGACTTCGCAGGTCTGTATCCTAGCATGATGATAGCAAGGAATATCTCTTGGGAAACCAAATCAAAAACACCAACTGAGTTTGGTGTAAATCTAAGAACACCAAAGGACTTCTCTAAAGTCGAAGACTATGACATGAGGTATTACAACACCAATGAACTAGGGTTGTTACCTAAAGCAGTTCTAGAGTTGAAGGAACTAAGAAATGAATACAAAGTGAAAATGAAAGAAAGTGAAAGTAAAAGTGAATATGTGAAATGGAACAACAACCAACTTGCTGTCAAGAGATTGATGGCATCCTTCTATGGTATTATTGCGTATCAGGGATTCGGTTGGGCTGATGTTGATTTGGCTGCTAGTATAACTGCTAGTGCTAGAGAAGCCATTCGCATTGCAGCATTCAAAGTGAGGGAACTATAATGCCAATCAAAAGTGCAAGTATTGACTTTTCAAAGGTCAAGGAAGAGAAACTATCTGAGTCGGAACTAAGAAAGCAAGCGATTCGTCAACTAATGAAGGATAGTAGGTCAATTGCAAGAACAACTGGCAAGATATTGTTTGGTTTCGTCTTCTTGTATGGTTTAGTTTCACTTTTACAGGATGTGAATGTAATATGAGTATAGAAAAGTGGTCACAAGACAGATTTGCAACACTAGCGTTGCTTAGAACAGTATTCGGTCTATTAAAATTGATTATTGCATCAATTATAGCAGTGGAGTTGTTAACATGAAGAGAGAAGACAAGATATTCTACTCTAGAGTGTCATTTTACATCACAGGAACAGTTGCATTCGTAAATAACACGTTTAATTTAGTTGGGGGATGCGTATGAAGGTAGTTTACGGACATACTGACTCAATTTACGTTGATATTGAGGACAACAACATTGAAACTGCTGAGAAGACTCTCAAAATACTAAATGAACACGTTAGAGAGTCATTTCCTAATGTTATGGGTCTAAAAGAACACCCCGTAACACTAGAGTTTGAGAAATACTTCCGAACTTTAGGTGTTGGAGCAACAAAGAACAGGAATGCAGGTCTAATTACTTGGAAAGACGGTGAATTTCTCGATGAAGAGGAGTTTGTGATGACTGGATTCACTGCAAAGAGAGTATCCTTAACACAATTAGCAAAGGATGTGCAACTTTCTGTTCTAAACATGTGGGTGGAGGGTAAAACAGAGCAAGAAATCGTTTCTTATCTGAATGACAAGTACAATTCTGTCATGCGAGGTAAGATTCCCCTATCAGATGTGCTACAAAGAAGCAGATATCGTGAAGAAAGATTCAGATTAGTATGCAAGGACTGTAATCCAAAGGCGAGGTTCGACAAAGGATGGAGCAACAAGTCAGTTAGTGTCTTTGACTTGATGGACTATGGTGGATGTGTAGATGACATTGGTAGAGTGATGGAACATAACAACTTCGTGACTGTCGGAGGTAAAAGACCTACTTTTGCTTCAGGAGTTGAAGGAGTATTGTTCAGTCATTCACAGGGATATGAGAAGATAGAGGATACCTATCTATATCTTAGAATCAAGAATTGTAGAGAGCATTACATGCATCCTATAACTAGGGAGTTTACCACTCCTAACTATGTATCTAGATTAACTGCTGATGAGTTTAGTGACTTTGAGCCTGACTGGTCTCATTATGCGGAATCGGTGGTAAAGAAAGCAGAGCCTATCTTCAGAGCAATGGGGTGGGATACTATGCAGATAAAGAGAGACACACAACAATCATCCTTGGAGGAATGGTTTTGAAATTAATGGAAGTGAAAATAAATGAGTGAATATACATACCAATGGAAGCCTGAGAATTACGGACAAGAAGGAGAACCAATATTGAAGATATCAAAGTCTTCTCTAGGTTCTTATCAATGGTGTCCTAAGAGATATGAGTTTCAATATGTCGAAAAAAGACCAATAGAAACTACTGAAGTCATGATTAAGGGAAGCATCATACACAATGCTAGAGAGGCGTTCTTCAATGCCTTCGATGTAAAGAAAGCAGAGAATCTTTCGCATGAAGAACTAGTTAACTATTGCATGAGTCTTCATCCAATAGATGATTACACTGAGATGTATGAGGCTATGTCTATCTTTGAAGCAAACAGGTTCATGGAATCAAGAGTTGAAGGTACTACTGATGATTTCGTTCCTGTTGTCAATGAAGTGATGTTAGATGCTAGAATTGAGATAGATAGAAACGAGAACCCAAAGTACGAACTATCACAGAACTATACTGTTCACTTACAGGGAATCATCGATAGGATGTTCAAGGAAGGAGATAGATACATTCCTATGGAGTTGAAGACTGGTGGTTGGAAAGATTGGAAGAAGACCATGATGCGTAAAGAGATGGCATTCTACAAGATACTGTTTGAAAACACACCCAATGAAGAACTAGAGGAAATGGGTATTGACCCTAGTTTACCAATCTCCCATTGGGGTTGGTATTATCCTGCTGCTAATTACATCTATGTCGAGGATGCTAAGAAGAGTAGTATGACTGCTGTTAAGAAAGGAATAGCAGAGATGATTCATTCCTATGAAACAGGAATATTCCCAACGAAGTATTTTGCGAAGACCTGTTCTAATTGTAGTTTCTTTGGTATTTGTGATGCCGCTAACACGGAGAGTTGGTTCTGATGAAACTACTAAGGAGACTATGGGCTTTCATAACAGAAGATGATGGGATGACTTGGGAGCAGTATCGTGAAAACAAAAGAAAGGCAAGGAGGAAGAAAAATGATAGATGAAATGGTAAAAGAAGAACTAAAACAAAAGGTATGGAGTTTCTCAGAGATTGCGAATGTATCTGAGACAGTAAACAATCTAGCAGAGATATTGTATCAGAAGATGCCTACAACTGATAAACTGAAGATGGTATGGGAGACTGATGTGTTTGCTGAAGAGAGAACACCATTCGGTCAGATATACATGAATACAGTGATGACAGAATTAAGAATAAAAATAGCAGAAGTCGTAAGAGCAGAGTTGCTTGAAGCGGAAGTCTCGTTTAAGGAGGATAATAAAAATGAAAATGCCAAGAGAAGTGTGGGCCGGAAGTCATCTAAGAAACGCTCCACAGATGAAGAGAAGAGTAGTCAAGACGAAGAGTGAGTTTGTTAATTGGTTCAATTCCTTTAATGGGAAGATGAACTGCTATACGACAGTCTATGATTTTGAACACTTCAAGAACGAAGTAAAGATGGAGAACTCTGTTGTATTAGATAGAGCGTTTCTAGATTTTGATGCCCATGATGAGCCATTAGAAGATGCTTATCGAGACTTGAAGAAAGTAGTCTCTGATTTGGTCTTAGAGGACATTATCTTCAAAATGTATTTTAGCGGGAAGGGCTTCCATGTCTTTGTCTATGGAGAACCAGTAGATGATATCAGAAGCATTCAGCAGTATTATTCCAAAGTCAGTGATGGTGTGCCTACGCTTGATAGAACGGGTATCCAAACTAATAGGTTAAGGAGACTACCAAACTCAATGAATCTGAGTAGTTCTGATGAGAATGGTAATCCCTACTTCTGCATACCCCTTCTAGTCGAAGACTTAGAGGGTAGTCTATACTCTATCTTGGAGATGGCTAAGAGACCTAGAAAGGTAGTATCAAACAATGGAACTAAACTAGTTGTGTTCCCTGAGATGAAGCCAATTGAAATGAGCGACATAGAAGTGGAGATACCAACTCCTGTTGGTAAGATTCCCATACTCCCATGTCTACACAATGCAATCATGGTGGAGAACCCTAGTCATTATGCTAGAGTCTATCTTGTTCAATGGTATCGTGATTTACTTAGCATGGGTAATAGGAATCCTACCCCTGAACAGAACAAACAAATCACAACTAGCATAATGAATGAACTTGAGACAATAGCATCAAAGACCGATATATGGCTTGATTGGAATGCACCTACTACCGAGAGGTATGTTAGGGGAATCGTGGATAAAGGATACAACGCCCCAAGTTGTGGAAATGTTCTGATTCCTCAAGGATTCTGTGTTGGTAAGTGTTGGAGGTATCATGATGGATAAACTGAAGATTGACAGTAGAGAAGACTCAGAACTCTCTGAATTAGTAGAGACATATTGTAAACAGTTGAATGTGCCATACGAGAAAGAATGGTTGGACATTGGGGATTATACCTTTGCTGATGTATGCTTTGAAGCGAAGTCAACCTTTGATTTCCTATCCTCTGTGATAAACAAGAGGCTTTGGAATCAATTAGATAACATGGATGCGAAGTTCGTCAATAACGTTGTGATTGTATATGGCAGTTTCAATGATGCTTTGGAGAATCACTTGCATTATGTCAACAACAAGGCAGGACAGGCAAGGATGTTGAGAAACAAGTTTGATGGTGCGTTTGGTAAGATAATACTAGATACAGACGCTAACATCATTTGGGTATCATCTGCTAGACAAGCAGCGAGACTAATCGCTGTTGTCTGTAAGATGCATCCGATAGATAGAGAGATACACACTCCTAGCATAATCAGAAAGCGCATAGCAACTACTGATTTGAGAATAGATGTGCTATGCACGATAAAGGGCATAAGCCCTAAGAAAGCAAAACTCCTGATAGAAAGGTTCGGCTCTATCATGGAGATAGGGGAAGCATCCATCGAAGAGATATGTGAATTAGATGGATTCGGAAAGGTGATTGCCAAGAGGGTAGTCGATGTGCTGAACAAAGAAGAAAAAATGGTGATATGAATGGATACCAATATGAATGAAAATGATGAATATAATGATGACCGCCTATACTACGAAGGACTGAGTGATAGCAATGTAGTCCCTGTTCAAAAGAAGAACAGTTTACCGAAGGTAGTAGAACAGTATGTGAAAGACGCAGCAGATATGTCGAAGTACAACGAGATACCAGCAACGATTGGTTTCTTTGTTATTTTAGGACAAATATGCAAAGACATGGTTTCTATACCAAGTGGGACAAGAAGAGATGACACAAGAATACATTTCCTGTGGATGCAAACATCAGGAACTGGAAAGACTGTGCTGTATGATTTCTTTGGCCCTGTTGCTAAGGAAGCAATGCGTTTAATCAATGCTAAGTTTGGCACTAAGTTTGATGTGTTCTCAGTTGATGATGCTACTGATGCTGCGTTGATTGGTTCTATTGAGAAGGAGCGTGTAGCAGTAGAGGATGAGAATGGAAACACCAGTTGGGAAGAACAACTAGTTCAGATTGATGGTGGTTTTGAAGGCAGTGGATTAGTTGCCTATGATGAGTTTGAATACTCAGGTGTATTCAAGGCTTCACAGCACAAAGAGAATGTAATCATGTATCTTAACAAGATGATGAACACTATCTATGGAGAGAACTGGATTATACAGAAGAAACTACGACAGGGTGACATGATTGAGTGCAGGAGTCAGAGGAGTCTGTATGCTACTACCTACATTCCTAAGATGCTAACAAGCATCATAGCAGAGAAGGGAGTCATTCAGAGAACGTTGATTTTCATCTCTGAAGTTCCACAGGAAATACAGGATGAATTGAGAGAGATGATTCTAGATGAGATAGGAACAATCAAACCGAAGAATGCTCCTATTCAGAAACATGCAAACAACATTGCTCTGATTTATGATGCTCTTAGGGAGAGGTATGAAGATGCAGGTAATGACCCACTTCACACCATCAGGTTCGGCAGAGGATTCAATGATGCTCTGAAGAACGAATCTAATAAGATGAGGAACTATGTATCAAGCAGCAGACCTGAAGTGTTTGAGATTGCTGGCAACTTTATCACAAGGCTGAATCAGACTATGACTAGGCTTGCAGTCCTATGTTGTATCGCTGAAGCACCTAACATAAAGGACAAAGATAAGAGGTTTATTGTAACTGAAAGGCATGTACGTCAAGCCTCTTCAGTGATTCGACAATGCTATAAATCGCTGGTAACGTGGCTTGATGTAGCCTTGAAGGTGAAGGCAACTGCTTTACATGAGAAAGTGAATGTTAATGCTTTTAGAATAGCGTACACAAAGTTGCTAAGAGAAGACGATGATGGTTGGGTGAATAAAGCACTACTGTTAGAAAAAGTAAGGAAAGATACGAAAAAAGGACAAGCAACCATATACAGGCAGTTTAAGGAAATTTCAGATATGTTTGATAACAAGAAAATAGGTATACGGGCATATGTGAGAATGAAAAATAAGGAGGAAAAATAATGACAAAAAAAGATACATATGAACATCAGTTCTTGGTGTTTAGTGTTAGTGATGGCCCAAAAGTGATAAATGAGTCCCTGAATACATATGGGAAGGATGGGTGGTATCTGTCAACGATGATAACAGTCGGTGGCGGAGAACATCTAGTAGCGTGGATGGTTAAACCAAACCTAATCGTTGCTCCTAACCCGGCAGAGGCTCAGGCTAAGAAACTAGCAAATCTTTGGACAGGGGAAAGTGGTGACGAGTGAACGTCTTAGCCATTGACATTGAAACAAAGAACTTCTCACATGAAATAGGTGGGTGGGACAACACACATTTGTTTCAGGTGTCCACTGTATGCACATATGATGGCAACGTTGGAACAGTGTATATTGACAAGCCAATTGGCTCTCTAAGTAAGTCAAACACTGTTGTCAAACCACTATCTGAGTTAAAGTTCGACTTAGATAAACATCGACAGAATGATGGGATTCTTCTAGGACATAATATCGTTGCCTTTGATTTGGCGGTATTGAAGAATGCTATGGATATCTATTGCATAAAAGAATACTTGGACAAGAAAGCCTATATCGATACAAGTGCAATTCTAAGTAAGGAATATGGAGAGAGATATCCACTTAACAATCTAGCACATCATACTCTAGGAACAGAGAAACTAATGGCTAGTGCTGATGCTCCTCTAGTATGGAAAGCAGGTAGATACACTGAAGTAGCAGATTACTGTCTCAAGGATACCGAGATGGTCTATGACCTGTGGATATACGGCAGGGAAAACAATCTAGTGAAGGGATTTTCCATCAAAGATGAAAAAGCAAAAGAGTTGGAGGTGAAGTGGTAGATGAGTCCGTGGGAATGGTTCGGATGGATTATTTTCGTCATCATCATTTCTCTTTTATTCTTCGCTGCGTTTGGTAACAGTAAGTACACTGAATCCAGCATCGAAGAGTACATGGAGAACCTGATTGAAGACGAACGTGGTCGCAGTGGCACTGGCTAAGATATGCTTTCAATGTTCTAGGGAGACTATTCCTAGAAGAATAGAAGGTAGGGTCGTTGGCTCTTCTGAGACTTTGCACATATGGCAGTGCAGAGAATGTAAAGCGTTGTGGTCTAGTAATTAATTTTACTAGGCCACTTCGTTTTTTTCGGCTTTTCATTTTAGCAATTTTTTTCATGCAACAGCAGCGCACTTAAAGTCGGAATTTATTTTTACTTCCTAGTGTGGAAAGTACACTGTATGCTTCTAGTAGATGAACGATTAATAAATGACATAATAAATGCTGAAATAGAAATCAACCTTATGCCGTTAGGCATAGTGATGTTGTTTCTCACTTTTGCTGGTATAGCATATCTAAAATGGGGTGCTTAAATGAGTAAGTCAAACAGTGCGATGTTTCTACGATGCCTAGAAGAGATGTTCAAAGAATGGGATGATGAATGATTATATGGGAACTGTGTCGTGGGCTGTGGTGTTGGAGTAGGTTCAGGCCATGAAAAGTGAGTTCGACTTAGGCGTATGTATCACTTGTGAATGGATTAGACCAATCGTGTTTTCAAGACAAGGATGCTTCTGCATTTATTGTGGGGCATATGTATGAGTTGGTTTGACACAGTAAAAGCACCTCGTATCCCAAGAAAGAAAGGACAAAGAAGAAACTCAAAGAAGCATTCTGATTTGTATACCGATGAGAACCCAAAAGGAACTATTCATGGATTAGGATTCAAAGATGAGGAGACATCTAGGAAATCAGTAGCGAAGATAAAGCGAAGTGATAGAAGCCATGCACATAAGACTCAGGCTGCAATAGCAATGGAGCAAAGAGCAAGGGAGATGGGTAAGACTAAGGAAGCAGCCATATACAGGAAGTTCATAGAACAGCAGAAAAAGAAGACGGAGGCTAAGAAATGAAACAGTGGCTAATCAGAAAACTAATTGCATTGATGGGAAACACCTACGTTTGGCTAGATAAGAAACTAGACCATCCTGAAGGGCCAGTTCTCGGTTTGGAGATTGATGATGACTTTGCTAAGATGAGCAGGTATGAGTTGTGTTGTCACATTGAGGATAAGTTCGGATTGGAAAGAGATTCTTTTTGGAAGTTAGAATCTACACAGAAGATTCGTTTCTGTTCGCAAACTGCTAGGAATATCCTGACACCTAAGAGGAAGGGAAGAAAGAAGAAGGCTTAGTTTCCATTAAGTGTTCTACCCAATGGAGATTGTGGGTCTACGAACATTATACCTCTTGGATGGTTCTGAAAGAAATCAGGCTGGTATGGCTGATGTTTAGCGTATGAGTTAGGCGGTGTGTCACCGTATATCTGTTGTATCATTTCAGGCCAATCGAGAAGTGCCTGTCTGTAATCAGTCAACTGTTGTCTCTCATCATCCGTCAATGCGTTCCAAAGCATAGGCTTTGATTGATAATAGTCTACATAAATCTCTAACATTGAGTCTCTTGTTGACCTGACCTTTGCCATCGCTTCTTCCATGCTAATCGTTATTTCTTCTCCGTGTTCTCCTATTGCCATTTAATCACCTCACGATACCGTAAATGTCGCTGTCATTCTTGCAGGGCCGACTTGTGTATCGGTGTATCCTGCCAATCCAGTTGCCCTCAAGTTGAATGTATCACCTGCGGAATAAGATGTTCCATTACCACTGAAGGATGTGAAAGACCTTGTAAATGCATTACCACCACTTCCGCTTGCATTATATGTGAATGTGGTAGTTGATGCAGACCTGTTCTTGAATACTGTAACCGTCTGATTAGTTGAGTTTGTCTCACTGCCTTTGTTACCGAAGGTTAAATCAATTCTAGTTAGAGTACAATCAACGGGTATAACAATACCAAAGTCACTTCCACTGGAAGACTTGGTTGTGTTATGCGCTCCATTACCGTATGAAGGGAAGAAACCATTGGCATTACCAGCAGCAGCCTCGGCACTGATATAATCATCCGACTCTTCAGCAGTGATAACAATAGTCTCAGAAGCAGTAGATAGCATCCTTATGCTAATCTGTGCTTCTCCCGTTTCAGTGGATATGTTTGTCGTTCTCTCTGCGTCTATTCTTATTCTAATGTAATCGTTAGCAGTATGCTCATAGATGAATGAAGTGCTAAGACCCGAACCGCCTGAGTTTTCTCTCGTATAGACTTGTGACCTTGACTGTGCGATAGTTGTTGGAGAGGAGAATGAGTTATTGTCATCATGTTGAACAAAGGCGAATATCCTCGTTCTATCAGCACCACTGTCTCCGCTTGGAGCGTCATCGTTTATGGGTATGGAATATGAAATCTCATATAAGCCAGCAGCAGCAAGTCTGATATGTCCATCAGTAGTTGATGATGCATTGTTATCAGGGTCTAATACCTCGGTGTCAAATGGTATAGTTACTTCTGTTGTGGTGACATTGACGTTACCCGCATCCATATACACGGATGGTTTTGCACCCGTACTACCACTACTTCCTCCTCCACTGCTTACTGTTGCAAAGGAGAGTGTACCACTGCCATCTGTCTGTAACACTTGGTTAGCATTACCGTCTGATGTGGGGAATGTGTATGCCTCGTTGAATTTGATACCACCCGCAGGTAGTATTCTCAGCCTTTCGTTACCATTCTCAAAGCCAGCAGAAGTTCCTGTCTTGAAGATGATACCTGCTTCAACACCACTTGAAGAAACCGAGTTTGAAAGAATCAAAGCGTTGTTGTCGGCGTTTGCACCTGAGAAACTGCCGATTGCTGAGTGTTGAGTTCCACCATCTTGTGCAAAGATAATGAATGGTTGGTCTGTCTCATCGCCATTGTCCGTGTCTGCCTCAAGGAGAAGAACAGCATCACCGGAAGCACCGCTTGTTACATGCAATAATGATTGTGGGCTGGTAGTTCCTATACCGACATTACCACTAGTGTCCATCGTGAATCCTGCTTGTCTTGCTGTTCCAGAGTCTGAACCTAGAGAAGTCACGCCTGTTTGAATTTTGAACTTGTCAGAGTCACTGTTGTCAACACCCAAGATGTATCTTTGTGTCGCTGTGAGTAGGAAGTTGAGGGCAGCATCTCCTGTACCATCTTGTTCTATGGTAATGCTTGCTGCACCACCGCTTGATTGCGATGTGGTTGAGTTGTCTCCCTTGATATGCAATAGGTTGATTGGGCTTGTTCCTATTCCTATCCCCACTCTACCAGTGGAGTCATCAACGAACAAGTCACCACTGCCTACATTCAAGTCTCCTGTCAAAGCAAGAGTGCTTCCATTGAATGTCAGATTGGCTTCTCCATTCAAACCACTTGAGCCTGTTGCAGTGACTACTCTGTTATTTACACCGTTGGAGAGTGATGCACCACCACCACCTGCATTTGCATCTACATATGCTTTGATAGACTGTTGAGTTGCTAGAGCAGTATCGGAGTCAGAAGTCATGTCATCTTCATCTAAGATGGCGGTCATTGTTCCACTTCCACCACTTCCAAGACTCAAACCGAGAGTCACTACATTTGACCACCTCTTTGCATCATCTCCCAATGAGACATCATTGCTACCCGCAGGTCTGAACATACCATCCGAAAGTATCAATTGATTCGCATTGTCTACTGCAAAGTCAATCTGATTATCAGTTCCGAAGTTGATGTAAGCATCTGATGCTCCATATCCTAACTTCAACGAGGAGTTCAGAACGGAGGTTATTCCTGTTTGTGCAGCCGTTATCGCCACATCATTTGCATTAGCGGTTATACCAGTTCCGCCAATAACATTGAGTGTAGCAGAACCACTTGATGCCCCACCAGTTAAACCAGTACCTGCTACAACTGCGGTTATGTCACCAGTATTAGAAGTAAAACTACTATCGTTATTGAATGCTGATAATGGTATCTCTGAGATTAATTTTCTTCTATCCGCACCATTATCTAGTATAATCAACTCATCTTCACTGGAATTGACAGCAGCAGTCATGTCTGTTAATTCTGATAAATCAACAGCAAGTGTAACTGCACCACTCGCACCACCACCACTCAGTCCTGTTCCGGCAGTAACTCCTGTAATATCTCCTGCGTTGTTGGAGAATGAGAGATTGCTCTGCATGTATGATTGAAGAACAGAGATATCCATCCTCTTGAGTGTTCCAGCGTCACTGAGAACTAACTCATCTGTTGATGCAAGACCGCTTGTTAGAGCATCTGCACCTGTGATATCTGATACAGAGAAGTTCATGTCATCTACAACGAAATCCATGTTGTTGTTTGTGTCATCATAGGTTACTGCGATTCTAGTCTTAGTTCCGCCTGTTGCTACCAATGGCCCTGCTATGTCCTGAACTTGTTCAGTCGTTAACTGTGTGTTAGTATCAGTTTGATTTTCCCAAGTTACTGCTCCGCTACCATCTGTTCTCAATACTTGATTTGCTGAACCGTCTGAGGTTGGGAATGTAAATGCGTTATTGAATGTAACAGCACCTGTTTCCAACACTTTGAATATCTGAGTATGACTACCTGCATGACTTGTTTTTCCATTTTTGGTTATAGCAAAGAAAGTATTATCGCTATTGTTACTGTTAGAATCTAATTGCATATAGATTTCTTCAGGTGCTTTGATTAGAATAGAAAAGTTTTCCTCAAACATACCTAAGTCTTGTCTATCTCTAAATTGATAGCCATCATAAGGCGGGTTGTTGTCAGAAGCCGCACTTGAACCGGGAATATTTAACCCGCCTGTGAATGTTGCTATATCATTGCTTTGCGTTCCTATGGTGAAATTGCCACCTAAGTCAGCGTTAAGAGCAGTTTTAACATCAGCAGTAGTTGTGGTATTCGTATCTGTGGTGAACGTGAGATTGTTCTGCATGTATGTCTTTAGTCTAGACATCGTTGCCTTTCTGTTAGTGCCGTTTGCACCATCATCGACTATCATTAGGTCATCGTCTACTAATGCCGCTCCGATGTCCGTCATTCCATCAACATCTAGTGAGAATGTCTTGCCTGATAGACCGATACCTCCACCTGAACCAACTGCTAAATGTTGAGTCACGTTGCTTTCTGCTATTCTGTTATCGTTGAATGTCCCTGCTGTTATCTTTGAAGTGTTCAGTGTGGGTATTCTTGCAGTTCCAAAAGTCCCTGCTGTTATCTTAGATGCGTTTAATGTAGGAATGTCGGATGCGGATAATCCATCATCAAGGATATTGATTTCCGCTAAGGATGCAGTAATGCCCAAGTTAGTCAGACCTTGTGCCTGTTGTGTGCTATTGAGGGATTGACTGTCATCAATTCTCAATCTGTTGCCCAAAGCGGTAGCAGTTGTTGTTGAGAAACTAGCATCATCACCTAATGCTGCTGCAAGTTCATTTAGAGTGTTAAGTGCTGAAGGTGCTGAATCAACCAAGTTAGATACAGAATTGTCAACGTAAGTTTTGATTGATTGTTGTGTTGCTAGTGCAGTTGCACTGTTACTACCCATAGCATCTTCATCTAGGATAGTAGTCACTCTTGAGTTAGCAGCACCCAATCTGATACCACTATCGGTAATATCCATGCGGGAAGTTCCGTCTGTCTTGAATGTCTGAGTATCAGTAGTGAAGGTGATTTGATTGTTGGTATCTCCTCCGTGTGCTAAAGCGAAATCAACGATGATACTACCTGCAACGTGCAATTCTCCTTGAGGACTAGAAGTGCCTATTCCGACATCCCCATCCTTGTTAATCCGAATGGCTTCGGTGAGAGTCCCATCCTTTGAAGTTGAGAATGTCATGTACCCGTCTTCTGAACCATCAGTCGAGTCTTGGATTGCCCCCACTATTCTAGCGTACTCATGTCCAGAGGAAGCACTACCTGAATCACCAAATTGGAACTTAATTGCTGAACCAAAGTTTGTACCAGTAGCGTTTCTTCTGAGTATTAGATGTGCTTCGCTAGTACCATTGTATATTGTAGTGTCACCGGAAACTTGTAGTTCAGGAACAAGCAGTTTTCCTATGCTTGGATTGTATCTCAATTTACCAGTGTCATCAAGTAGACCATTTGACTCATTATGAAACACAATAGGGAAGTTTGTGTCTGCATTGCTGTCTGACACAGTGACTGTTGATGCTAATGTAGCAGTGGCAGCATTACCTGTTGTGTCTTGATTCAGAGTTCCAACAACTAGGTCTATGTCTCCTGTCGAGTCTTGGTATGTAGCGGTGATTCCAGTTTCGGTGTTTGTAGTGGTAAACATTGCTCCTACAATGTCCTGTACTTGTTCATTTGACAGTTGGGTGTTAGTATCTGCTGTCATATCATCTACAACGAGGTCAATCGTACCGTCACCGTCTTGATACGTTGCGGATATTCTAGTCTCGGTGTTTGAACTAAACATTGCACCTACGATATCTTGAACCTGCTCAGTAGAGAGTTGTGTGTTGGTATCTGTGGATGCAATGGTAACAGTATCGTTAGATGTATTAGCCGTAATTGTTACATTAGAACCTGCTGCTAATGTCAGCGTATCAGTTGCCGAATCTGCTGCTATTGTATCTGAACCAACTACTACATTGCTGAAGGCATTCTGATTGTTCTCTCCACCTGCACCTGCTGCTACCCAAGTAAATCCACCTGATGCAGAATCAAAACTTAGTAGATAGTTATCCACAGCAGTATTTGTTGCATTCAAATGAACTTCATCTATTGAAGCGTCAGCCAGTTGTGCGCTATCAATCGCATCATCAGCCATCAGAGCATTTGTTATTTGGTCATCTGCTATCTTAGCCGTTGTGATAGCGTCATCAGCAATTCTTGCGGTTGCGAAAGTTCCTGAAGTAATCTTAGACGCTGCTAGATTTGGTATATCTCCTGCTGCTAATCCATATGAGCCTGTGACAGATAAATCACCACTTACTGCTAAGTCGTTAGCGACTGTGGTTGTAGCGTCTGCTACTGTTAGTCTTGTTGTGCCTTGTGTCTTGAGTTGTATAGGTGAGGCAGCGTTTGCAGTAATGATGTCCAAGTTTGTTCCTGTTGTGAAGAATCTAACATCATAGTCATCTGAGAATGGATTCTTCATGTCGATGAAAGCACCCGAAGGGCCACCCATCTCAATAGAACCATAATCACTGCCATGTTGGATGTTGACTCTTGTTCCGTGTAGATGAGCAGAAGCCTTGATGTCACCGACTACATGAAGTGCTTCATCTGGACTCGTAGTGCCTATTCCGAAGTTCTGTCCATTGTTGATGTAAGATGTTTCACCACCACTCAACTTTATTTGAGTATTGTATGTAGAAGGCTCAATTCCTGTATGTGTTCCATCATAGACATCCCATGCAGTATCGGTTGAAGTTAGAATAAACTCTCCGTATTGTGTTCCACTAGCACTAGTGTCTCCTGCTGCCTTGAATCTCATTACTGGCTTGAAGCCATCAGCACCAGTAGCATGATGCCATTTTCTGAATCCATAGTTGAAGGAGTATTCGTGTGAAACCGCACTACCACCATCACCGTTCACTTGGAACATATAGTCAGCAGCGTTGTGGTCGCTTGTCGCACCATGCCTGAATCTTATTGCTGGCCCTTCGGCAGAATCACTGTCTTCGACATCTAACTTTAATGTCTCAGCGTATGTGAATTGAGTCGCAGATGATGGGTTAAGAGCAGAAACAACCTCTAACTTAGATTCGGGACTTGTAGTGCCTATGCCAACTCTATCGGCTGATGAGTCAACAACTAATGTTTTCGTGTCCCAAACTAAATCTCCTGTTCCACCAGTAAGAGCCGTTAGAGTTCCAAGAGAAGTGATATCACCTTGATGTTGAGT